GAGCCATTCCAAAACCTAGAGCCCGTAGTATTGGAAGAATCAGCCGCCGCGAGCGAGGCATAGCCATAGTCAATAAGGGAGCAGCAACGCCACGAGGCCCGCACGCCGGAGGTTGCAAGCCCCACATAAAAGCCTGCCTTAACACCTGTTCCACTGCCTGCCGTAGTAGATACTTTAGCAGGCCACAGAACGCCTTTATCCTTGCTTACAGCGGTATCCTCGATATACCGCCAGCCGTCTTTTTCACTGGCGGCAAAAGTCAGCGTCAAGTCCTCCTGCTTCGTGTAGTCTGCCGTGATAGAGCCTGTCGTGACCTTGCTCTGGTCGTGGCAGGTATACAGGTCAAGGGTATAATTTCCGTCAGCATCTTTGCCCCACTGCATGAACTCATCCGCGAGGATCAGATACGAGCCATTTTGGAACTCCGTGCGCTGGATAAGGCCCGGTTCCTTGCCACTTGTCGGGCTGTATCGGCTGCCATCATAGCCCTGCACAGTATCGTTCCAGCCGCTCCAATAGGGCATCGTGGAGATGTAGGTGACGCCCGCTTCGGTGTCAAAGGCGGTGTCCGTCTCGATGTTGACCGCCTTGTAGGCCGTGCCGTCGATGGTGATGTCCGTGATGCTGGCAATGCGTTTGTTTTTCGCCAGCTTGTACATGCTGGCAACACCGCGATCCGTGCTCGTGCCTGTTCCCTTATCGCCGATAATGACGCTCGACCCAACGAACAGGTTGGCGGCCTGTGCTGCCGTCAGAAGGACGCGCTTCACGCCGGATTCTCCGACAGACACCGCGTACTGGTAGCTGTACCCGGTGCAGCCCTCAATCGTACCACTGTTACCCTTGCGGGCGTATTTCAGCCGGATCATGGCAAGCTGCCATTTGAGCAGTCTGCCGGATGCGCCCGCATACTGTGCGCCGCGCTTGCGCCACAGGCCCACATTGTCGCTGTGGCTGGAATAGTTGATGGGCGGGCGGCCACTGCCGCAGCCGATGAGGCCGTCGCTGTCAAATCCGGCAGCATACTTCGGGTTTGCAATGTAGCCGTAGACAGTGCCGTTTTTATCCGTACCCTGCGGCCACGTTTCATACCCGGTGCTGGGGTGGCAGCGCATTTTGAAATAGCGATAACCGCCCTCATCCCATTCTTTCGTGTAGGTGTTCTTCTGCAGTACCCAACACAGGTGCTTGCTCCGGCGCACATCGTCATAGCTATCGATGAACTCGACGGCATAGATCGTGTGCGTGCCGTCCGCATTTTTCTCGGCGGCAACTTCCAGCGCCCAGAACTGCGGCAGTTTGGCGAAGTCGTCACGGTTGGCCGCAGCCTCGGTGCTGGGCGTGCAGACAAGGCCGACGCTGTCATCGGTTGCCTCGCCGATGGCGCTCTGGCTGGTAGCAAACAGAGGTTCTTTCGTGCCATGCACGCGGTTGTCGTCCAGAACTGTGCCGAACCAGCGCCCGCACAGTTCATTGCGCGTCGTCACGCCCTCCTTCCAGCAGATGTTCCACCAGTCCACGAAGAGTATGTTGACTTCCTCAACGCTTTTGGCCGCGCGAACGAGGCTGCCATAAAGGCGGTCAATGGCCGCCGCGTTTCCGCTGGCAATGATGCTGGCTTTCTGCACGGCCACAAGTTCCCGCAGCGTGCTGTCGCGGGGAAGATTAACAGTTTCTGCCATGATAAAAACTCCTTTAAACGGTGTTTAAATTAGTCGGCCACGACGGCATCCAAGCCGCCGTCAGTGTCGTTGATTACGAAAGTGACGCGCTGCACATCCTGCTTTTTGGCAAGCGCCGCGAAGATCACCTTATTCTGGACAGGACTGGCGCTGGCGTCGCTCAGTGCATCATCCACGATTACACGGCCCGCCAGCTCCTGCGCCGTGTCGCGGGCGGCGGCAGCCCGCTCCGCAGAGGTCTTGGCTGCCGATTCGCTGTTGGCTGCGTTGCCCGCGCTCTTCTCGGCAGCCTTCTGCGCGTTTTGCGCCGCAGTTTTGGCGGTGCCCGCATTTTTTGCCGCCGTTTCGGCTGTCTGGGCTTTGGTCGAGACGTCCTTCTGGATGTTTTGCATCTCCGTCAATTTCTCGGCTACGCCCTCCTTGATAACCTCAGTTGCCGCATCGCCTGCCGTTTTGGCGGCAGCTGCTGCATCGTCTGCCGATTTCTTGGCGGCCGTAGCGTTGTCGGCGGCAGACTTTGCAGCCTTGTTTGCACCGCTGGCCTGCGTCTCTGCATTTTTAGCGCTGGCCGCCGCGTTCTGCACCGCCTGCCTGACTTCGGCAGCGGTCTGCTGGATGTAGGCTCGGAGGTCAAACCCGCCGATATCCTCGGCGCTGGCCTCGATGCCGTCGTAGACCGTGCCCGTTCCGATGCGACTGTGCCACTCGTGCTGTACCTTGCCCTCGCCGTTGACCTGCTTGGCGCAGACCGCAAACTTGAGGCTGCCTTTGTATGTGAGGGCGCCCTTGCCGACCAGCCAGTCAAACTCGATACCATCGCTGTCAGCGATGATGCTGTCGATGGGGTACTCGTTCGGCTGCTTGGCCGAGTTTTCGGTGCAGACCTTCCATGCAAAGCCCACAGCGAGGTCGTTTCCGTCCACGATTCTGCCGTTGATGCGGAAATGCTTCCGGGCCACATTATGCTCACCGGCCACGCCGAAGGAGCGCTCGCTCTCGGGCACTGTAATTTCTCGTGTCTTGGCGTTGATTACGATTGGTTCTGCCATGGTTTCACCTCTTATCAATAATAGGCAAGAATAAAGCGAACGCTCGCATCGGACGCACATTGCGCCCAATACTGGCTCCCGCTGTTTATGCCCGCGCCCTGCAAAATGTTGTCAGAGGCATACTGACTCCCGGCATATTGAACGCCAACCAGTGTACCGCCACTGAAACTGAAGAGGTTTTGCCCTCTATGGCAGCTTTGCCATACCTCTGTCACTTGGATGCCCTTCGCCGATACCATTCCGCCCCCTGCATGGTATCCTTCCGGGATAGTTACCACACCACCCGGCGTAATCGTTGCGCTCCATCCGCTGCGGTCCGGCATGCTACCGCCGAATCCCAGACCGTTTTGGCTGGATGCGCTCACGCCGCTCAACAGATGCGCGGCCTGTGCGTTGCCGAGGTTGGTTGCCGCCACGCCGAGACCTCCCTCGGTGTAGCCGTCCTGCTTGTACATCTTGAGCTTGCCGCTCTCGATGGTCAGCTTGTCGGCATCGGGCCAGCTGCCGTGGTTGCGCATCATGCCTATTTTAAGGGTCTTGTTTCCCGCGTAAAATGGCGCACCTGCCAGCACTTGCGCCTCGCTGGCGGTGGCCTGTGCCAGCTTGCCAGAGGATAATCCACCGCCGCCATTAAAATTTAACTGCTGCCCATCAAAGGTAAAGATTGCCCAGCGTCCGGCCACAATAGTGTCACCATCCACGGCATCCGCACCGCAGTAGGCGGGCACTGCCGTACCGTTGACTTTCCATGTATCACCGCTGGCCCATGCTGCGGGAATTTTGCAGCGTCCAACAGCGCCCGATCCAGTCAGCTGATACACTTTGCCTTCTTTTTTACAGGTATACAGCTGCACTGTCACATTGACAGCACCGAGTTCCGCAGGATCATATTCTGCAAAGGCTTTCGCCACACGGTTTTCCAGATCGTTCATCGTGGTGGCATCAAAGGCGTCGCCCTCTTCCATGACAAGACCTTCTGCGCGGGAGACTTCATACTCATTGTCGTTTTCCGTAGGAGTCAACCTACGGCGGGCAGGATGCTCGCTCTGGCGGTCATTCCACACTTTCTTCTCAAACATTAAATCACTCCAATCTCTTGTCCGGCGCAAATTTCTCCGGCGTACTGCTTTACGCTGTTGCGCTGCCACAGTTCGTGCAGACTCCACAACACCTGCTCCATGTCGTTGATGGCGCTGTACAGCGTGCTCGGCGCTGTGGGAATGTTCGGTGTACCGGGCAGCGTGTAGTATGCAGCCCGCACAGTGGCGAGGTTGTCCAAAATACGCTGCATCTGAGCGCGGGTCAGCAGCCCCAGCGACGTCCATGTGCGGGTGTCGATCTCTACGCCCAGAAGCTGCGCCATGTGGGCGGTGTTGCCCTCGATGCGATTTAGCAGTTCTGCCGTGATATAACACTTTTCCGCTCCTGCTGCCACATCGGCGGCAGTTCGGTCATAAACAGGCGTCTGCCACATTAGATGAAACTCCTTTCGCCTGCGTGGATTTCTTCGCCCGCATAGGCTGCGGCATTGTTGGACAGCTTACGGCCCACAATCTTCGCGTCGGCCAGAAAGCCGCCAGTTAAATCAAATTCCAACTTCGTAACAACACCGCGCACCATTTCACCGCCGAAACTCTCCACGATCAGACGGTCAGCCAGCTTCTCATCCCCGGCGACCATGCGGAAGGTCTGCTCATAGCGCTGGGCGTAGTAGTCCAGCACGCGGGCGGCCACTGCGGCAGCCCTGTCTGGGCTTACAAGGGTCGCGTCCGGCACGGACACTTCGTTGCCCTGCGCGTTTGACGGCAGATTTGAGGCTTCTCGCCGCAGGACGGTAGCACTGTCACTGTACTTGCGCCCGGTCACGCAGACTTCGGCAGCCTTGCTCACGGTCAGCGTGCAGTGGTTCACGCCTCGTTCGCTCAGCTCTGCGCCTCTGACGGCCAGACTGTCGGCCACTGCCGGAGCATCAAAGGTCACACGGTAAGTGCCCGGTTCAAGGGTGTCTTTGTACAGTTCCTCCGACGCCTCACCGGGGATATAACGGTGCGCTGTCACCGACACCGCAGTTACAAGCGCAAGGAGCGTGACTTTGCTGCCGTCCTGCAGGCGGCGATCTGTTCCAATCAGACCGCTGGCACGCTGCGGAGC